GCCCACGATCCAGGTTGATCCAGATTGCGTGTGTATGGGCGCCGGCGACCGCCGCGCTGGCGGTGTGTGCGTGGGCAGCGTTCTGGCTGGCCTGGACGCTGCCGAGCGTTCGTCCCGGATCGACGTTGCGTCCGTCATCGAGTGCTCGATCGAAATGCGCACGGGAGTCCGGCAGATTGAATGTCGTAACCCCGTCTCCCGCGCCGTACAGGGTGCCGATCCGGGCGAACAACGCGGCATAGGTCGTTCTCGATACCGCTGCACCATTACGTTTCAGAAATCCCGCGGGTGGCGCCGCCATCGCGAAGTGCGTGACTTCGCCCACCCGATCACCCGCCACACCCAGCGCAAACGCCTCGACCTGCGCCTTGGTGTAAACGTCTGTCAGCCCGTAACCCGCCACTGTGGTCGGGTTGTCGCCCGCCATGGCCCGGCCGTATTTGTCTACCGTCAAACTCTTGTATGTACCGGGCAGAACTCCGGTCCTGCCGGCGAGCATCTCAAAGGTCAGCGCTGTAGTGCCGAGCGTCAGGGGGCCGTTAGTCGTCAGGTGCCACAGCGAATCACCGTTGCTCACCCCCTCTTCAACCATGACCGTCAGGCCTGGCGTCACCTTGGCATTGCTATTGGCATCGAAGGCACGCGACCAGCCATTATTGGACGCCACCCAGATGCCGTTGTCCTTGGCCAAGGTCTGAGAAGGCAACAACACACGGTCGCCCGCGACCACGGCCACACCATCAATCTGCTGCGCCCCACTCAACACCACATTGCTCGTTGCGGCCACGCGCACCGATTGCTTGCCATCGAGCTTGGCCAGCTCTTCGGCCAGATAACTCATGACCCAGGCTCGCGTGGCCTTGACCACGGTGTCGTCGATCAGCAGCGTCACCAACGCCGCGTTGCTGGTCTCGAAAATCGAGCGGATGTAGAACTCTTTGCCGGAACCGGAGGTGGCCAGAACCGGTTTGAAAGATTCCGGATACTTGACGATGGCGTACAGGATGCCCGTGTCCGTCCAGAGACCGGCTTCGCGTACATACCAGCCGCCGTCCTCTGGCGGGATGGTCACTTCGGCCAGCAACCAGCTCGGATTCTTCTCGTCCTGGAACAGCGCGTTGAGCGGCCCGCGCCACACTTCGCGCTTAAGCGCGGTGGCGGTTGCCGCCGGGTTATAGACCGCACCGCCACCATCGCCGACCGAAATCTGCGACAGTTTGATCGGCACGCCCGCCGCCTTGCAGGCGGTTTCGTAGGCAATCCCTGCGTTTGTGAGCAGGGTGTAATAGTCAGCCATTCAGGCCCCCTGAGGATAAATAATGGATGTTTCGACGGTATAAAGTCCGGCAGCCATGAAAGCCTCGCCGGACGTTTCCAGCCCCTCGATGACCACGGGGTACACCGTGGTCAGCTCGCCGCACACCGTCGCTGCGCCGATGTAATGACGACCGGATGCACTCAAGCCGACAGAGACCGACAAGGTGTCGCGCTCGCTTTTGGCATCCGCCAAACGCCGGTCGAGACGCGCATCGATCTCTTCGCTGTAGGGCTGTTCGGTGAAGGCCCTGACGGAAAAACTGTAGGGCTGACCGACAGGTATCTGCTCATACCAGGCACGAACTTCGGGCATCAAGCGCAGACCCTTGGCAGCGTTCTCCAATGCCAGCCGAGTGCCCGCCTGGCGCGCCGTGGGCCAGGCGAGTTCAACGGTCAATCGCTTTTCCGCTTCCGCCGCGGCAGTGCTCCACTCGCTGACACCACGATCCGCCGCCAGGTATGGCAGGAACGCCACCGGTGTGGCCGACGGATTCATCAATTCGGGAAACGGCGGCGCAATGCGATCAAGCAAGGCGCCGAATCCCAGATCGAGGGCTTTTTCCAGCGCCGAGCTGTTGGCGGGCAACAGGCTCGGGTGAGTGTTTTGGTCACTCATAGCGTCAGCACCTCCACCTCTACGCCGGTGCAGTACGGTGCCTCGAATGCCGTGGTCACAATCGGCTCGAGCGGTTCGAGAATTTCCAGCTGAACCGCGCCGGCGCTGTGCAACGTGTAGTCGATCCAGCTTGGGTCCACCCGCCCTTCCAGGCGATGACAACTGTCGGCATAGGACTGCAGTTGCTGTTGTGCGGCGACTTTCGTAAGCCCTGAATCCGGACCGGCATTGATCCGGACCACGACCCTGATCTTGTAGCGCTTGATATGTGCGCCCTGCACCGTGACCCGGTCGGTTTCAGGCCTGACATCCGGCCGCTCGAAATGCTGGCGCACGCCTGCAAGCAACGTCTCGGGTGCCGTGCCATCGCCTTCCCGTGACAGCACGGTGACCATAACGTCGCCGGGGGCCGTGCGCCGCCCGTTGCCATCCTTGACCTGCGCAGCAAAGCCGTCTGGCGCGAAGGTGTAAGTGACCGTCACCTCGCCGGCCGCCGCCGCATCTACTTTCACCACGGGGCGCTCACCAAGAGTGAAGACCTCGCGGCGATACTGCATGCGCGAGCCTGCGGCCGGTGCGTGGGGCGTCAGGTAGTAGCGCAAACGAGCGTCGTCGTCACTTTCATGCACCGCAGCAATCGGTGGGAATGCCGCCGGGTCACCCGGATCGAGTAATTGGCGTTCAAGGCCCATGTCGGCCAAACGCGCATCAAGATTGCTGCCTGTCGCCCACCACGCCAGCATCTGCTTGATGCGGGCGTTGTATTTGCGCTCGTGCAGTTGCAGGCGCACACAAAAAGCTTCGAGGGCCAGGGTCAGCAGTTCGCTTTGGTTTTCCAGACTGGCCGTGAGTTTGGCCGCACTCTCGGGAGCGCGGGCACCGACGTACTCAATGACGAAGATCTTGAACTCGGCCAGCAGCTCTTCGAAGGCTTCGACCGTGACGATCGAAGGCTCGGCCAATTGGTTCTGACCCGGTATCAACATGCTCATGTCACCACCTCGAATGACTGGTTACGGTTGTTCCAGGTGCCGGCGAAGCGCAGTAGCAACCCAGCGCCCAGTCGACTCGCGACAATGACCTGCGGCTGGAAATCGCCGATGCCGTTCTGGCTGTTGTAGAACGCCTGTGCCGCGTAACTCTGGGCCAGGATCAGCACGTCATCGCCGAGGTTCTGCCCCAACAGCTGCGGGATGGCAGAGCCATACAAAGGACGCTTTTGTCGTGTGCCCAAAGGTGTGGTCAGCGCACGGGTCGCGCGCTGCACAAACTGCGGCCAGTCGTCGACCGTCGCGCCGGTGTTTCTATCGATTCCAATCATGGGGAGACCTTATGCGGTACTGATCACACGGCCCTGGTGATCCACCACCGGGCCACTCAGGTGCACACCGGAGGCGTCGAGTCGCAACCCGACCGCGCCCAGTTGCAGTTCGATGCTTTCGGGAGACATTGCCAGTCGCGTCGGGCCGATGTTGAACTCGAGCGCCTGGCGATTAGCGTTGAACGTCACCGGGCCGTTGCTCCAGTTCAGCGTGTGGCTGACGTCGTCATAGGCGCTTTGCGTGCCGTCCCGGTAGAGGCGACGCGTCAACGAGGCCTGGGCCGAGACCGGCGGAAATTGGTTGCCGTTAAGCCCGAACAACGCGACGGATTGAGCACTGCCCTCACCGCCACCGTGGTTGAGCAACAGACATTGCTCACCCACGGAGGGAATCCGCGATTCGCTTTGCGCGCCGGCACTGGGATTGAAGAAGCGGATGGCCGGCGTCAGCAATTCACCGTGGCGAACCCGGCAGGTATTACTGGCCGCATCGACCTCCTGGCACACACCGATCCGACACACGCTGTCAGTGCGCCGGTGCAGGTCTTCAAGCTCGGCCTCCATCTCCGCCAGGCGCTCGATGATCGGGCCAAGTTGCAGGCGTAACAGCGCATCGAACATGCCTTAGCCCTCCAGTTCGGTGTATTGGTCGGGGTCATCGATGTCCGAGACTTCCCAGGTGCGGGCGTATTTCGGCGTCCCGAGCGGGTCATCCAGCAACGGAGTGCCGAAGTACAGCGTCTGAGTGAAGGACAGGGTCCAGGCGGGAAACGCCCGTGTACCGCTGACGAATGCCGAAGGAACCGCGTCGAGGTTCACTGGCACCTCACACTGATCGCCCGACAGATCCCATCGGTTATCGGTGACAAGGTCCTTGAGTGCACTGCTCAGGTCACAGGCCGCGAGTTGCGGATCAGCCGATTCCGGGGGCATTACGACTTGCAGTGAAATGCTTAGGTCATGAGCGATACGGCCATCTCTGGCACGGCTGGCCGTGGCATCCCGTTCAATGGCGATCAGCACCCAGGGCTGCTCGACGCTTTCGGTAAAGTTTTTACGACTTGCGACGGTGATACCGGGCTTGGCACGGCGTATCGCCTCGACGATGGCAACAACCAACTGCGAGGGCTTATCGATGATCGGGGGCATAAAAACTTCCTGTTCATGCGGCGGTAAGTTCACTACTGATCCGGGCGGGAATCTCGGGGGGGTACTTCGCATACACCGATCCGCTTGGCCGCCCAGCGCTCATATAGCCCGATGGCTACATCCGCCCCGGCCATCGCCGTCAGGCAACCAAATGCGCCCGCGGCCCAGATCGATACGCCGGCGGCGTACAGCAGCAGGATCGCCGAGACCCCGCAAACCATGCAGGCGCCGGAGCGCAAGGCCAGCCGTCGCAGCAGTGACCAGCCGCGGGCGCCGTCCTTGTCGGCACGCCACATTTCGCCGGACACCCCGCCCACCAGGGCGAGGACGATGACCAGCCAGATCGGCATGTCCAGCAACGCTTGTTGCTCGTTTGTCATGTCACGCCTCCGGGGGTGATTGATGAGGTATTGGGGTGGGTGGTACCTATGAGGC